TTCTGATTTTGAATATGTATGTAAACCTTATGGAGCACAAGTTGGCGAATTACCAGCCAAAATGGTAAATAGAGATATTGTTTCTGGAAAGATTAAAACAATACTTGGTATGGAAATGAGTAGACCTTTTTCATGGAAAGTTATTGCTACTAATCCTGAAGCTACAACAAGAAAAGAAAAAGAAGAATTTGGTAGGATAAGAACTTATGTTATTAACCAAATTATGACGCCTATTAGACAGCAGATTGAAATGGAATATCAAGAACAGTTAAAAGGGAAGAAACTTACACCAGATGAAGCACAAAAAGTGCAGCAACAAATAGCACAAGAAATTCAGCAACAGACTCCTCCTGAAATAAAAAAATATATGCAAAGAGACCATCAGGATATTGCTGAAGTAATGTCACATCAACTATTAGAATATCTAACCCAGAAATGTGATTTAAAAAGAAAGTTTAATACTGCATTTAAACATGGTTTATTATCTGCAAGAAGTATTTTATATATAAGTAGTTTAAACGGTAATCCAGATGTATGGAATGTTAACTCATTGAGATTTAATTGTGACATATCTCCAGATAGTATGTTTATTGAAGATTCAGAATGGGCTACATGTGAATATAGAATGTCTCCATCTGAAATAGTTAAATATTTTGGTGATGAATTAAAACCAGATGAAATTGATACAATTTACCAATCTTGGAGAGGATATAGAACTGATGGTGATGATTTTAATCTCTTTGACCTTGATGAAAGATATAATGATTATGATGATAATAGTACAATTCCTGTACTTCATGGTGTTTGGAAATCACTTAGAAAGATTGGATTTTTAACTTATTTAGATGAAAATGGACAAGAACAAACTACTATTGTTGATGAAAATTTTACATTAAATAAAGATGCTGGAGATATAAAAGTAGAATGGGAATGGATTCCAGAGACATATGAAACTTGGAAGATAAAAGTATCTAAACCTATATATGTAAATATGAGACCTATTCCAGGTCAGTATAAAGACTTAAATGACTTGTACCATTGTAAACTTCCTTATTACGGTATTATTTATGATAATATGAATTCTCAGCCTACTTCATTGATGGACAGGTTAAAAGTTTATCAATATTATTATAATATTGTAATGTATAGACTTGAATTATTATTAGCATCTGATAAAGGTAAGAAAGTATTGATGAATATTAATATGATTCCTGATAGTGCTGGTATTGATATTAAAAAGTGGCAGTACTTTGCAGAAAGTACACCTTATATGTGGTTTGACCCTAATGAAGAAGGGACAAATTATAATGATGTTAATACAGTTGGGAAAGTAATTGATTTATCAGTTGCTGCTGATATTCAAAAGTATATTGAAATAGCAGAATATTTAAGAACACAAGCTGGTAAAAGTGTTGGTATTACAGAACAAGTTGAAGGTCAAATTGGTGCAAATGAAGCTGTAAGAAATGCTCAACAAGCTATTGTACAATCTTCTCATATACTTGAATTATATTTTGATTTACATAACCATTTAAAAAAGAATGTTCTTGAAGCTTTATTAGAAGCTGCAAAAGTAGCTTATGCTGGTAGTAAAGCTCAGAAATTAAGTTATGTTTTAGATGATATGTCTGTAGCAACTCTACAATTAGATGTTGGATTATTAGATAATTCTACTCTAGGTATCTTTGTATCTAATTCAGGTAAAGCACAAGAAGTAAAAAGTTTATTAGTACAGTTAACTCATGCTGCTGTACAAAATCAAAAAATTGAATTGTCTGATGTTGTAAATATAATTAGACAAGACGATATTGTTGAAACTGAAGAAGCTCTTAAAATTGCAGAAGACAATAGAAAAAAATATGAACAATCTATGCAGCAAAGAGAGTTACAAGCTCAAGCAGAGGAAAAAGACAAAGAAAGACAGAGAGAAAAAGAGAAATTTCAAGAACAGAAAGAACTTATTGTTCTTAAAGCTCAAGAAGAAAGAAAAACAGAAATTGTTAAGGAATCTTTACTTGGTGCTTCATTTAATCCAGACCAAGATAAAAATCATAATGGAGTAAATGATTTTGTTGAATTAGCAAAAGAAGGATTAAATAGTGAAATTACCAGAGCTCATGCTCAGTTAGAAAGGGATAAATTTGAACATCAAAAGATGACAGATAAGGAGAAATTAAAGCAAGGACAGGAGAAACTCAATAATGAAAAAGAAAAAATTAAAGCTGATAAAGTAAAAAATAAACAGAAAAAATAAAAATGCTATTACACATAAATTGCTGAATTTTAATATTTATACTTGAATTTTATTAATAATTAATCTTAAATTTGTAGCCAGATGGTAAAAAATGCAGAAAATAAAATGAAGAGCTTAACAGACCTTGAAGATTTTCAGGGTTGGGAGAGTTTGTCAGATGAAGGAGACTTTTTTAAAGAGACAGAAAAAGCCTCTAAAGAGAAAAGTACAGAAACTAAAGATGTACTTAATAATGTAGAAAAAGATGAAGAAGGTACTGAAGCTAAAACAGAAATTGAAAAGGATGATAAAAATGAATCAAAAAAAGATGATTTATTTAGTTCAGAAAATCCTATAGAAAATGAAGAAAATGGAGGTGAAGAAGAAGAAAGTAAAGCTGGAATTGAAGGAGAAGGTAAAGGAGATGAAGAAGAAGATAAAACCAAAACTCCTACAACTCCTAATATTGTTGCAGCTAATTTACTTAAAGAAAAAGGACTTATTGATTTTGAAATTGAAGATGACAAAGAATTAACTGAGGAAGAAGCTGGAGAATTACTTGAAGATAAATATGATGAAGCCATTGAAAAAAGAATTGGTGAATTATTTGAAGATTTACCAGATGTTGTAAAACAACTTAATAAATATGCATTAGATGGAGGAGATGTAAGTAAATTTTTTGGAACTTTAACTAAAAGCAGTTCATCTAAAATTTCTGACAATATGGATTTAGATGATGAAAATAATCAGGAGTTAGTTGTTAGAGAAATGCTAAAAGCAGAAGATAATGATGATGAATATATTGAAACACAGCTTGAGTTTTTAAAAGATTCCGGTAAACTTGGAATGTTTGCACAAAAAGAATACAATAAGTGGAAAAAAGTTAAAGCTGAGCAACAGAAAAAACTTCTTGATAAACAAAGAGATGAAAGAGAAAAAGAAAGGAAAGCTATAAAGCAAGCAAAACAAGAAACTTCTTCTTTTTTAGCAGATAATGATGAAATAGGTGAGTTACAGTTTTCTAAAAGTGATAAAAAAACTTTACCTACATATATGAATGATAAGACTATAAAGTTGCAAAATGGAATGAATATTAGTCAGATGCAAAAAGAGTTATTCTATGATTTACCTCAGAATAAGAAAGCACTTATGCAACTTGCAACTTTAATGAAAAATAGAAATAAAGATGGTACTTTTAATTTTAAAAGTATTATAAAAAATACAGAAACAAAGGTAGCAAATAAAGTAAAAGAAAATGTTAGACGAAGTAAACAGAGTATTCCTACAAAGTCAAAGATTAAAAACAGCACACCAAAAAGGAGTTTAGCTGATTTCTTTAACTAATTAAACAAAAAAATTAAATAATTAAATTATGGCACAAACAATTAACAAGTTACAGGTTAGACAAGCCACGTTTGATTCAAATAGAATGACTGATTTGAATCATTGGAGCAGAAACCTGGCATTGAAACCAACTGTTTTTGAAGCACCACATAGAGCATTGTTTGCTTCAAAAACTAACAGTCTTAATTTATCTAGTGGAAACATTCTTGAGAGTGTTTTTGGTTTGGGTAAAACTAAGTACATTGATGACCTGAGTTGGTCATGGAAAATGAGAGTAAAAGGTTTTAGACCTATTACTATTTTGGAAAATAGAACTCCTGGTGACACACCTGGTAAATACAGAGAAAAAATTAAAGTTTTAGTTGACGTTGATTTAGCAGCTATTGGTGAAACTTGGTCTCCTGGTTCATCTGATAAATCTCAGGTAGTTACTGTTGTAGATAAAGTAAAAGAAGGTCGAGGATTTGCTTATACTTTGCAAACCTATACTGAAGGTCCTGAACACTTTATTAAAAAAGAATATCTTGCTCCGGGAACTGAATGGACAAGATTTTTCACAATGAGGGGTGAAGCTGCTGAAAGTGGTGGATATACAGAACAATTTACAAATGTTGAATATAGAAATTCTCTTGTGAAACTTAGAAAACAGTATAAAGTAACTGATTTTGCTTCTCAAGCTGTTCTTGATATTGCCTTTATGGACAATGATGGAAAAGTTTATAGAAGCTGGATGGATATGGATGAAGCTGAATATCATATGGCTATGAATAGAGAATTAGCTATCCATGCAATGTATTCAAGATTAGGAGACCAACCTTTAATTGACCCTGATAGTGGTTATCCAATTAATCCTGGTGCTGGAATGCAACAGCAAATTGAATTTGGTGGTAATACTGAAAGATATACTACTCTAACTGCTGAGTTGATTGAAGCATTCTTTGATAGAATTGTATATTCTAGAATTAGCCCTGGTGATTTAGGTGAAGTTGTTGGTTTTTCTGGTCATTATGGGATGAAAGAATTTACTAAAGCATTGGATGTATGGACTGGTGGCAAAGCTATTGTTAGAGAAAGTTCTAGCTTTATTAAAGCAGACCCATCTGGAGTGCATAATAATTCTTTGAGAGCTGGTTATCAGTATACTCTCTTTGATTTGCCTAATGGTGGTAGTTTTAAACTTATCCATAATCCATTGAATGATGACAAGTCTATCCATAGAGATATTGACCCTTTAACTGGTTATCCTTTGGAATCTCAGAGAATTACTATTCTTGATGTTACTGGTGGTAATGGAGAATCTATCAATAAGAAAGATAACATTAAACTTGTTAGAAAAAACAAAGTTTATGGTACTACTATTGTTGAAGGTAGATATGGTCCTGGTGGAATGATTTCTAAGAATCCTAAACATTCAGGAGACTACTATAGAGTAGATATTTCTGATAGTATTGGTATACAGATTACAGACCCCACTGTTACAGGAGAATTAATTAAAACAGTAAATTAATAACAAATAAAAAATAAGTATTCATTATGGTAAATAAAGATTTGAAAATAGAAATTAGACCTATCCCAGGTAGACATGAAATTAAAAAATTTTCTAATAATCTTGAATACTTTTCTCAGTCAAATGTTATTGCTCCTTTTGTTAATCCTGTTTCATTGAGATATGAGACAGGATTAAATAAGGAGGATATGGAATATTTGAAAGAGCAAGGGTGTCCTTATGAGTTAGATAATGTTTATCAAAAGGGTGTAGCACATCCATTCTGGGAAAGTCAAATAGTAAAGGTAGAGTTAAAGAACACTCCAATCTTTTTATTTCCTGGTAGAAGTATGGTTGACTTCATTAAATGGAAGTATCTGTTAGTAAATAATTACATTTATAAGTCTGAAGAAGAATTAAAGACTGGCATTAAGCCACAAGCAACACATTATATATATAATGAAACTGAAGAAACTTCTATAAAAGCTGCTGAACTTGAAAAGAAAAATAGTTTAATTAGAAAAGTTGGAGACCTTTCATTAAAAAGAAAAAGAGATATTGTTCTTATTATTGAAAATGAAAATACTGAAAATAAAAATGAAGACTATCTTACTGTTAAACTTGACCAAATTCTAAACAATAAAGATAAAGCAAAACAACTTAGTGCTCTTTTAGACAATAAGATTAAAGATGTGGCTTTAGTAGCAGAGATTAAATTAGCAATTCAGAAAAATGTGTTGAGGAAAACAAAACAAGGTATTTTCTTTTTTGAAACTAATTTAGGTTTTGCTGAAGAAGATGTCAAAGAATTTTTAAGCAAAAAAGATAATCAAGAAATCTATCTTAATATTAAATCAAAAATTAATTAAACATGAAAAGTACATTAACAGATAAGAAACAGCTTTTTAATGTAAAAGCTATTGCAGCAGCAGGTTTAACTCCTTCTGCTATCCCTGAAGGGCAATTTGGTATTGTAGATGTGGCTACTGGTGTTACCGTAGCTCCTGCAAACTTTGCAGCTCTTCCAGATGAATTTAGAATAATTTCTAAATTAAATAATAAAGTCTATTATGGCTTTGATTCTATTAAAAAATCAAATATAATCACTGAAAGTGAAGTTGCAACTGCATACCAAGCAGAAGCAATTAATATCTTAGAAACAACTATTACAGATGCTAATTTTAGTAAAAACTTAAAATTAGTTCTTAATTATGACCAACTCTCAGCAGTCCAGAAAAGTGGTATTGGTTGGGAAAGGGATACTTTTATTGTAGAAGCTGATTCAGGAGAAATAGATTGGGTTTGTGATGGTACATATCCAGTTTATGAAAANAATCCTTATTACCAGTTTACTGG